CATCGACGGCAAAGTCACCGCCGTTGCCACCGACATTGATACGTTGCTAGCGAAGCTGGCAGCGATCCCGACTGCGGGCCTGACGCCCGAGCAGCAGACGGCCCTCGATGCCGCTGTCGTCCACGCCCAGGCGATCGCCGATTCGCTCGGCGCGATCGACACCAAAGCCAACCCGCCCGCACCGCCAGCAGCGGGCTGATATCGAGGATCTGGCGTGAACGCGGTGCAAGAGGCGATTGTTCGGGCGGCCCAAGAAGAGGGCATAGACCCGAATTTCGCCCTTGCGACCGCCGAGCGGGAAAGTCGGTTCGATCCCAACGCACACTCGAGCAAGACGATCCACGGCCTGTTTCAGATGTCGGGCCCGCTCCGCGCGCAGTATGGCGTCGGCGATTCCAACGACCCGTACACCCAGGCAAAGGGATGGGCGCGCTTCTTCAAGCGGAACAAGGCCGAGATGTCGTATGTGGCCGGCCGCGACGTCACCGACGAGGAGGGCTATCTCGGCCACCACTTCGGCAGCCGCCGCGCGGCGCGCGCCCTGGTCGGTGATCCCAACACGCCGGTTGACCAAGTGTTCACAACGAATGAGCGGACGCTGAACCCGCACTTCGATGAGGCTGGCACCATGGGCGCGCTGAACTCGTCGATCGTTGCCAACATGAGCCAGCGCCGGCAGAAGTTCGCCGGAACCGCGCTGGATCTATCTGGCGAGGGAACGCCAGTCGAAACCGGAAGTGGAACGGGGCGATCACAATCCGCCCCGGACCTCTCCTCGTTCGGCACGCTCGCCAACCTCGAACAGCCGCCGACCGGCGCAGAACCGAACCCGGCCATCGAGGAGCGCAAGTTCGAGGCACCCTCAAGTGGTCTCGACAAAATTAACATGTCCCCGTCGACCACTAAGGCCGCTCCGGATTTCTCCAGCTATGGAACCCCGGCGGAAAATCCAATGGTCGTCAAAAATCCGGTTCAAATGGGTATCAGAGGATGACAATCGACCCGACCAAATTCGAGCCCCAGGGCAAGCCCACCCACGAGCAGGCGCGCGCTGTCTGGGACACCATCGCCAACCCCAGCTCCCGCAGGGTGGCTGCCGAACTCATCAACCGCGGATTCGACGCGCACTGGCGCACCATCGCGCGCTGGCATGCCAATTCATGGGAAGACCATCGCCCGGTCTCGGAGGAAGTCCGAAGGCGCATGAGACGAGCCCAGAAGGCAATCCAAGTCCAAAAGGACGCGAAGGAATTCGCCAACCTTCCGGGCAGTCCGCCGCCGCTGACCCTCGATGAATACGCACTGATCGCCCAGCGCCGCGCCGAACTGATGCTGCTGTCCGAGGCCGAACTCGACAAGACGGAGGCGCGAGCCCGCAAGATCATGAACATCCTGATCGCCGAGCAGGCCGCCCAGCGCGCCCACGTGATGGTGCTGATCCCGAAGGACACCGGCTCGTTGCTCGGCGCGCTCGCCGATGCTCAGAAGGTCGGCATGACCGGGGGGATCGACCAACCACCCGTCGGCGGCGACGCGCGCGTCATCAACGGGAGCGCCACGCATATCGAGTCGTCCAACCCGCTCGCGAGCGCGATCGGGAAGTTTCTCGCAGATATTGAGGCCGCGTGATGGGCCACTGCCCGACCTGCCGCCACAGCGACCGCGCCATCGACGGCGACGGAACGGTCTATTATTGCTGTCGCGCGCGGCCGCCGATCCCAATCTGGACATCGGATGGCCTGATCTGGCGCGTTCCGACCATGCTGGCCTCGGGCTGGTGCGGGCTCCACGAGTTGTCGATCTGGAAGTGGCTGGCCGGCCTTAGAAGCCATGGCCCGAGAGCTTAAGGGGACCAGATATCTAACGACCAAGAATGAGGCGCTCAAGGTGGCGATCCTCACGCAACTGCCGTACATGGATTTCTACCAGACGCTGCGCTTCTACGCTTCGGTCGAGCCGCACCTCGACGACAACGGTCGAGCGCTGCTCGACTGCAACGACCGCTACTATCTGCTCACGGTCACCTGCCATCGGCGCGACGCCTGGCATCCGTGGCTGTTCGAGCGGTGCCGCGAGGTGGAGGCAAAGCCAGACGAGTATCTCGATCTGTGGGCGCGCGGCCACTACAAGAGCTCGATCGGCACGTTTGCCGGCGTGATCCAAGAGGTGATGATCGATCCGGAGATCACCATCGCCATCATGAGCGGAACTAACAAGATCGCGATCCCGTTCCTCACCCAGATCCAGATGGAGTTCGAGAACAACGCGGACCTGAAGCGCATCCATGCGGACGTGCTGTGGGACGAGCCGCGCAAGCAGGCACCGCTCTGGGCCCGCGACAAGGGCATCATCGTCAGGCGCAAGGGCAACCCGAAGGAGGCGACCGTCGAGGCGTTCGGCGTCATCGACGGTATGAGGACCGGAAAGCACTACGACCTGCTCGACTTCGACGACCTGATCGACGAATCGATGGTCGACAACCCTGAGGTCGTGCAGAAGGTGACGCAGCGTTGGGAGTTGGCCGGCAACCTCGGCCGCCACACCAAGAAGACCCGAAAGTGGCATTGGGGCACGCGCTATTCGTTCGCCGACACCTACGGCGTCATCATCGATCGTGGCGTACTAAAGGAGCGGCGTTACCCGGCGACCGAGGACGGCTCGATCAAGGGCAGGCCGGTCCTGATGCAACCGGAGGAGTGGGACAAGCTGAAGACGGCGCAAAAGAGCACCGTCTATGCCCAGATGCTTCTCAATCCGATCGCAGGTACCGAGGCGACGTTCGACCTGACCACGATCAAGCATTACGACGTGATCCCGGCAATCATGAACGTCTACATCATGATCGACCCGTCAAAGGGCGCGAGCAAACGCTCGGATCGAACCGCCATTGCGGTGATCGGCATCGACGTCGGCGGGAACAAGTACCTGCTCGATGGTTACTGCCACCGAATGAAGCTCTCCCGCCGCTTCGATCTGATGAAGCAGATGAAGAAGAAGTGGGAGGACCATCCCGGCGTGCAGCTGGTCAAGATCGGCTACGAACAGTACGGTATGCAGTCCGATCTCGAAGTGATCGAGGACGAACTGACGCGTGAGGGCAATCTCTTCGAGATCGAGGAGTTGAACACCCCGCGCCAGGGCAAGCACTCGAAGAACGATCGCATCCAGCGGCTCGAACCGGACATCAACCGCGGCACCTTTTACATGCCGCACGCGGTCTACCACCCGGATTTCGGCGGCGGCCACGCCAACCAGGCTCTCTGGGAGGTGTGGACGCAGGAGGATTATGACCGGTTGGAGGAAGCTGGGAACAAGAACAACCCGGCCGTCGGCACATTCATCTATCGCCCGATGCGGGACGTCAGCACCAAACAGCGGTACTGCGAGGTGACCCACCAAGCGTACCGCATCGTCACCGCGATCAAGCGGCGGGACGAGGACGGAAAAATGTATGATTTGACGCGGTTAGCGATCGAGGAATTGCATTTTCACCCGCGTGCGCCTCATGATGACCTCTCGGACGCAATGAGCCGAGTCTATGACATGGACCCTCTGAAGCCGATCCCGTTCGAGGGTCTCGCCACCGAGATGCCGTCGCACCCGGATTCGTAGGAGACTGCAAGATGCCCGCCCGCTATCTGCCTCCGGTGAAGGTCAAGACGCTGGAGATCCCCTACAAGGTTCTCGTGCTGCGCAACGACCAGGATTTCGAGACGGCCAAGCGTAAGGAACCGTTCTACGAGTTTTCCCGCGGTCGCCGCTTCAATGAAGACACCGCCCGCCAGGGGCCGTATTCCACGGTACCCAACATCCGCTGATAGGAGCCTGCCCAATGGACTTCAAGCCTTTCGACGCGCCGCCGTCCGACTACCACTCTCTCAATTCCGGCCTGAGCACCGAGGGCGGCGTGACCGCCAAGGGTTTGATCGAGGGACTGAACGCCTATCTGGCGCACCTGTTCGCGGCGGTCGAGGGCAAAGCCGCGCCGATGATCAAGGCGGCGAAGCAGGACATCAAGTCCGTCGAGCCCGACCTGGTCGCCCTGTTCGCCGCCCACTCGGATCGGATCAGCGCCATCGAGCATGGGTTGGCCGAGATGAAGCAGATGCTTGATGCGTTCTTCGACGCTGCTCAGAGCATGCATCAAGCATCTCTTACGCCTGCGACGCCGCCCGCCGAGAGCTCTGACCCGGTCCCGCCCCATCCCGACCAGCCGGCCGACGTGCAGACCAAGGAAGCCGATCCGGCGCCGCACAACGCCCTCGCCGATATCCTTGCGGGGATATCAGGGCGATGAGTGAGATCGACGAGCCGATCACCATCTCGGAGACCATCGTCGAGCCGACCGGCCGCAGTCCCGACGTCAAGCAGGTCAAGATCCAGCAGCAATACATTCCGCCGCTGGACGGCACGCCCGATCAACTCGACCGCTTCGACCTCTCGATTGCGCGCAAGGTCGCCGAGGTTCTTGTGCGCAACTATTACGGCTATGACTGGTACGTCATGGCCGAATCGCGGCAGGGCATCGTAGTGTTCTCGATCCCCGACTTGATGGGGCCGACACTCAAGCAGGTCATCCTGCTCGGCCAGTTCGGCGACCTCGACCCAAAACTGATACGCAAGACCGGAGGGCAGATGTTGGAACGCATGGGGCTGCGCCGGGGGCCGAAGGACAGTGCCGAATACGAGGCGGCGAAGCTTCGGTTGCATACCTTCGACTTCTCCGACGTGAAGCAGTGAGGGACTGATGCTCGACAAGGTCTACGCCAAGGGTGAGGACGGCGCGCCAGGCCGGGGATCCGGCAATCGAGCATCCGCATTGCCTCCCCCAGGCGAGGACGGTGTCGAAAACTCCCGCGACGATCTGGAGAACGCCGCGCAGGAAGACGCCGAGCACATGGCCGGCGGCCTCGATGACGACGATGATGACTACTACAATCGGAAACCATCCGATGAAGAGTTCCTGCAGATGGTGCGGGAAGCCTCGCAGCAGTCGCAGTTCTATTCGAACCAGGTGAACAGGCGGGCATGGGAGCGCGCCTACATGGCGTACCGCCAGCAGCACTTCACCGGCTCAAAATACAACACCAACGAGTTCAAGAACCGCTCGCGGCTGTTCGTGCCGAAGACCCGCAGCGCCGTCCGCAAAGATCTAGCCGCCACATCAGCTTCGCTGTTCTCGACCATCGACACGATCTCGATCGAGCCCGGGAACGAGGCCGATCCGATGCAGCGCGGCGGCGCCGCCGTGGTCAAGGAGCTCGTGAACTATCGCACCGACGGCGCGCACGGCAAGGACGCCATGCCATGGTTCCTGACAGCGCTCGGCGCCCGCCAGACCTCACTCCTGACCGGGTTCTGCGTCACCAAACAGAGCTGGAAGCTCGAGATGCGCCGCAAGGGCGATGAGAACTTCAAGGACGATGATGGTCAGGAGAAGGTCAGGGACGTCTGGGTTCCGCACATCGACCGTCCCGATTGCCAGTTGATCCCGCCGGAAAACTGCACCATCGATCCTGCCTGTGACTGGACCAGCCCGGAGCAGGACTCGGCCTATTTCATCATCCGCTGGCCGATGCGGATCGACCAGATCAAAGGCTACCAGAACGATCCGCGCCGGCCTTGGAAGAAAGACGTCAGCGAAGCGCAGCTGAAATCGTGCGGCGAGGGCGCGCGCATGGAGGCGACCGCCATCCGCCGGGCCCGCGACCAGGGCCTCGACCGCTACGATGAGGCCCAGACTGGCCAGACCTTCGACATCATCTGGGTCTGGGAGAGCTTCATCCGGACCGCCGGTCGCGACTGGACGTTCTTTTCGGCCGGCGAGAAGTTCATGCTGACTGATCCCATGCCGGTCGAGGACGTCTATCCAGAGTTCGGCGGCGAGAGGCCACTTGCTTTCGGCTATGGCAATTTCGAAGCCTTTTGCGTCTTCCCGATGGCGGCCGCCGAGAGCTGGCAGATGCTCCAGCAGGAGGCTAACGACGTCCGCAACCTAACGCTCGATGCGTTCAAGCAGAACGTGATGCCGGTGACCAAGGTCGTCCGCGGCAAGCAGGTCGATCTCGACCAGTTGCGCCGCCGCGCGCAGGGCTCGGCGATCATGGTCAACAACAAGGACGACGTCACATGGGAGCGGCCGCCCGACGTGCCGCCGGCCGCCGAGGCGATCCGCCAGCATCTCGACGTGGAGTTTGACGACCTCGCCGGCCAGCAGAACTATGGCTCGGTGCAGAACAACAATTCGCTCGGACAGACGCTCGGGGGCTTGAAGCTTGCGGCTGGGTCAGCCAATGCGGTGCAGGAACTCGACCTCCGCGTCTGGAATGAGACATGGGCGCAAAAGGCGCTGGCTCAGATCGTCAAGCTTGAGCAGTATTACGAATCCGATCAGGTCGTGCTCGGGCTCTGCGGCGACAAGGCGCAACTGTTCAAGAAGCACGGCATTGATGAGATAACCGACGAACTGATCGAGCAATCGGTCACGACCAGGGTCTCAATCGGGCTCGGCGCCGGCGACCCGCAGCAGCGGCTGATGAAATTCACCTCCGCAGCGCAGGCGGCGATGCCCTTCGTGCAGCTCGATCCCCGCTTCAAGAGCGGCGAGATGACCATCGACGGCGAGGCCATCATGGCCGAGACCTTCGGAGGCGTCGGCTACCGCGACGGCGGCAAGCGCTTTGTCAAGCATGGCCAGCCACAGAACAACCCGATGCAGCAGCCCGAAGTCGACGACAAGATAGCCTCGGCAGCGCTGAAGAAGGCGCAGGCCAAGAAGGCAATCATGGACGCGCTCTCGAACGCCGCCAAGGTCGGGATCGCGCTAAAGGATCAGGAATTGCTGGAGGCCGCGCAACTGTTCGGCTTCCATCTCGATCATGTCGAGCAGGTCGGCAAGGCCGCCGAGATGGGTCACAAACATGGCTTGGCGATCGGTGGAGCGCGCAATGCTGCACAGGGCCTCAATCCGGACGGCACACCGATCCAGCCGCCAGGTGCCGAGGGCGGTGCGGTGCCGCCTACTGCCGGTGGAGCGGTCCCGAGCGGGCCGGTCTCTCCACCGCCTGCCCCCACAGATCCCAACGCGGACCTGACCGGCGCCAATCCGGCAACGCTCGGCGATCACAGCGTTCCTGCGGCCAATGCTGGCGCCCAGGAGCAGCAGAACGCGGCCGCCCAGGTGCAGCAGGCCAAGAAGAAGTACAAGATCGGCATCGCCGCGCGCGGTGCCGATGGTCGGGCAAGTCATTTCCACGTCGAGGAGGCGTAGATGCAGGTTGGGCTTATGGTGACGAACGGGGGTCCGCACCCGGCCGATAAATGGGCCGATGTGACTACCGAGGCTATCCTCGGTCTGTTGGTCGACGCCAACCCCGATGACGATACGCCAGAAGCGGCTGCCGCGCGCCAGGCCAAGCGCGACCTGCGGCCGAAGCTGTTCGCCGTCCTTTGCGGTCACCATGACGAAGTGCAGAACAAAGAGCGCAAGCGGCTGCCCTCCGAAGTGAAGCATTTCCTGGCGGCCAAGGATCACGTCGCCGCAGCGATCGAGATGCCGGATCAGTGGGGCGCGGAGAATGCGGTGCTCGCCGTACTCGCCGCGACACCGTGGGCCGATCACTTCGCCAAACCAGATGTGGCCCAAGTGATCCGCAACATCGTTCGCCAGCACACCGCCGACGTCATGCACATCGAGCGCCGCTGGCACCACGACCGGCTCGAAGCCGCTCAGAAGGGGGCCTGATCCATGGCCGGAATCACTACCGCGATGATGGCGAGTTTCAAGCGCGACCTGTTCAATGGCGCGCATGGCTTCGCGCAATCCCGCACCTTCACCGGGACCGGTGTCTCGACCCAGACGTGGACTGGTCTTTCGGCATTGACCGGCGTCTACGTCGGTAACCAGTTGAGCGGGACCAACGTCGCGGCGAATACGATCGTCGCGCGCATCCTGTCATCGACCTCGATCAGGGTCTCCGAGGCATCGACCGGCGCGATCGGAACCGTCACCGTGGTCGGCGACACGTTCAAGATGGCGCTGTTCAAAGTCGGCGTCGCAGGCACTTACGGCGCGGCCTCGACCAACTACACTGACATGACCGGAAACACCGACGAGACATCGGGGACCGGCTATGTGGCGGGCGGCACGGCGCTGACCAACGTCGATCCGGTCGCATCGTCGCCATCGGCCTACACCACGTTTTCGCCGAACCCATCATGGACATCGGCATCATTCTCCACGATCGGCTGCATGATCTACAACACCATCCAGAATGGTCCGACCGCGACGCTTGGCGTTTCAGTTCATGACTTCGCCGGCACCCAGACCGTGAGCTCCGGTACCTTCACGGCCCTCATGCCGGTCGCTGCTGTCGGTACGGCCATTTTGCAGATCACCTGATGTCCGCTTGGCTCGACAACGTCAAATTCAATCCGACGGCCGGCGGAACGACCGATTGGACAGTCTCGACTGGTGTGTCGAACTATCAAACGCCTGCGCTTGCCGGCGCGGTAAATGGACGAGCCTACGTATACTTCGCTCTCGATACCGTAGCCGCGCAATGGGAGATCGGGACAGGAAACTACAACACCACCGGACCTGTCTTGCCGCGCACCACAGTGCTCTACAATTCGGCCGGGACTGGCACTGCTACAGGCCAGAGCGGAGCCGGCACCAAAATCAACTTCACCAACGTTCCGCAAGTCTCCATCGTTGGGGTCAAGGAAGACCTGATCTCGATAGAAGAGGCAAATACTTTCACGGCTGTTCAACAGGCTCAGGCACTATCGAATATCGGTGGAGTGAGCGGTGGACTCGTCAACAAATTTCGCAATGGTAATTTCGATACTTGGCAAAGAGGCACGGCAGCGACCACCGTCACAACGGCCGGAGCCTACACGGCAGACGGATGGATCGTTCTCCCGACGGGAGCGAGCGTCTCAGTAGACAGACAGTTCAGCAGTCTGAATTTATCATTTTATTCGCTTCGTCTCACCGGGGCTACAAGCGTTACCGACGCGATTATCAAGCAGCGCATCGAAAGTCTGATGGCCGCTCCTTTGGTTTCGCAAAACGTCACGGTTCAAGCGAAGATATTCAACAACACAGGCGGATCGATCACGCCAACATTGACCGTCAAGCGCCCGACCGCCCAGGACAATTGGGCAGCTACAACAACGGATGTGAACGCGGTTTCCCTCCAGGCATGCGCTAACGGTCAATGGACGACTGTCGCTTATACGTTTGCCGCGGATGCCTCTTCGTACAACGGTCTGGAGATTGCTTTCGATTTCGGAAACAATTTTTCCACCAATGGCAAAGCCATCCAAATTTGCGAGGCCGACATCCGTGCAACTCCCGGGATCACAGTCGGGTTAAATTCGGCTCCTCCGGTTCCTGAGATGAGACCGGTAGGAATAGAATTCGTTCTTTGTCAACGTTATTACCAGCAAACGACTTCTGCCGTCGCCAACCATGGCTATGCATCAGGATGGTGTTTCAACTCGACCGTGGCTTTTGGCTACCTGCAATTTCCGACGATGCGAGCAACGCCAACGACAGCCATGACAGCTGGATCGACGTTTCAAGCTCTTCTGACGGCATCAACGTTCAACGGAAGCGCCATTTCCATCACTCCATATAATCAATCGTCAGCCCTCATTCAGCTGACTGTCACCGGCGCGACCGCGGGAGCTCCTGGCATCATCAGAGACGCCGGGAGCAACAACTCTTCCTTCTCTCTATCAGCAGAACTGTGAGAAAAATTTATGTCTAACCAGATCATCACCGACAACTACTACTTCAAGAGCGGGCAACCTTGGGCAGATATCCGTGCATTCGGTGCTGATCCAGCTTCTCCTTCGAATGAAGTTCCAATTCAACAGGCCATCGATTACATGGCTGCAACCTACAATGGTGGCGTTGTTCTGATGCCGCCTCAAATCTTCGGCGTGACAGGTGGAGTAGCTCTCAAGAAAGGCGTCAGACTGGTGGGATCAGGTGTCCGATCAACTTATCTGAGTGGCTTCACCACGAACGTAAATACGCTCACGTTTGATTCCAGTTGTGTGAGAGGATGCAGTGTCGAGAACATGAGCATTCAAGGCTACTATAACCCGAACACATCATTGGTCACGTCAAATGCGATCGTCGTATCGCAGAACATCCCCGCGAAGATTTTGCATGTTGAGGCGTTCTATGGAGCCGCAGCACTCTATACTCAGGGAATCGATGGTCATTGCTTCGATAGCTGGTTTAACGGCTGCGTTGATAGCGTCGTGTCAAATGGAGCCAACTGGTACAACCGGAGCATATTCAACGGAAACGGATCGTTCGCCAGCCAGCGCTATGGTTTCTGGCAGGGCATAGGATATGCAGGTGCGACTTCCCAGGAGAATCACTTTACCCTATGTGATTTTTCAGGAAACTTCGTCAATTCAATCCTTCTGCAGAACCCCTACACCGCAACGCCATCGATCAATATCTTCAATGGTTGCATCACCAGCGCGCCTGTCAGCGTCTTGAACAATTACTTCGCCTCATTCAGCGGTCATGAGTTTGGATCGCCTACGTTTGCACTTGGTGCCGCTGGCGGCGATGTTTCGATCGTCGGAAGTCTCGGGTTCCTCACGACGCTCAACCTTCCAGATCCACGGTTTCATAAAGCTGGAAACGTCAACATCAACTAGGACATGCTCTGAAAAATGTCCCTACTTGGCTTCGATGCATTAGGTCATTGGTCACTCGGGCACCCGCCGGACATCGGAGCCTCGGTCAATATCACCCTGGCGGGCGTCGCTGGCACCGGCGTCGCCCGCGCTCTCACGCCAGGGGTCAGCAAGGGCCTGACCGGCGTCACCGGCACCGGCGTCGCCGGTAGCCTTGTTCCTAGTTCGACTTCTATTTTGATCGGCGTTGCCGGCACCGGCGTTGCCAGATCTCTTACCCCTGAAGTCGATAAATCGGTAGCCGGCGTCACTGGTACCGGCACGGCTGGTCTGATCGGAGTAACTCTCGACAAGGCGCTCACTGGCGCTACGGGAGTAGGCGTTGCTGGCATCGTCACGCCATCCGTCTCTGCCTTCTTCCAAGGTGTTTCTGGCACGGGACTCGCAGGCCAGATCACAGCACAACCAAGTGGCGTTTCGATCGGTGTTGCCGGTATCGGCGTCGCCGGCATCGTCACGGCCTCGATTTCCGGAGGCGGAACCAGCGAAGGTCCGCGCCGACGTCGCAAGAACCAGCACACCGGCCTTGAGCCGATCAAGAAGGACTTCCGGCCACCGGAAGCGCCAGCCGAGCCGAAGCTTCCGGTCCCGCCTACCCGCTTCATCAGGAAATCGCCGCCAATCGCGCCGGGAAGGTTGGTCGACCCTGTTCTGATTCCGGACGATGTGCTCGGCCTCGAACAGACCATTCTCAACGCCCAGGACGTTTCCGACGTACTGGCTTTTCTCAAGATGATCGAGCGCGACGAGCAGGACGCAGCCGATATCGCTGACGTGCTCTCGCTGCTGAAAGAACTGGAAACGGCATGAGCGATCCGATCGAAGCCATCGCGCGGCAGCAACTAATCGATATGTCGATCGATCTACAGGTGCAGCTTGAGCGCGGGACCGGGACGAGGCCAATGTTGTGGCTTTTGGCGCGCGCGAGAACCCGTGCGATCGTGGCGGTTTTCAGCATCGTCAAGATCGATCCGAGCAAGGCCGACGAAATCAGGATGCTACAGAACGAGGTCAATCTCTATTCCGACCTGATCGATGATTGTCGCGCGCTGCTCGCCCGCGGCAATGAAGAGGATCGAGAACTCGACGAACAGGACCGCATGGAAATCGCGGACCTTCTTACCCCCGAAGATGCCCAGCGTGCTGGGCTCAAGCAAACCCCAGAGGACACATAATATGGCCCCCAACGAACCGAACATGAAGATCACGCCCATCACTGACGAGATGACCGAGGCGCAGAGCCAGCGCCAGGACGAGCTCGACGCCAGCCTCGGCGCAGGCGAGGGCGACGAGCAGGCGTTCGTTCGCAACGAGGAGACAGGTGATACCCCGGAGCCGGGCGAGCGCCCGGCAGCCCGCAAGACCGTGCAGATGTCGCCTGGAGACGCCAAGCGGCAGGCGATGATTGATCGATTTGCGCGGCCGGGGATCTTGGCGCCGTTCGACGGCGACATGAACAAGCCCGAGAACATCTATGGAGAGGTCGCGGCCGAGACCCTGGAGCCGGACCCAGATGCCGATGAGCCCGGAGTTTCGGCGGCCGACCGCCGCGCGGCTGCCGCGCCGGCCGAGCCCGAGGTGCGCCAGCCCCGGATGATCACCCAGACGATCCGCGGCAAGGCGATCACTTTATCTGAGGATGAATGGCTCGAACGCGCCCGAAAGGTCGAGGCAGCGGATAGCTATCTGGAAGAATCGCGTGTTATGCTTGAGACCGCGAAAGAGATTCGGCAAGAGCGCTCCGGCCAGACCAGTCGCCCCAATGACGGTCAAGCGAACGCGCAAGACGACGGATCGGACCAAGATGCGCAGATCGCCCACCGCCCCAATGGTGAGCTTGATCTCAAAAGCGTCATCGAGAAAATCCAGTTCGGCGACCCGGAAGAAGCTGCGCAGGAACTCGGCAAGGTCATTACGGCCGTGGCGAGCAAGCAGGCGGACCAGGGGCAGGTCAACAGGCTGATTGCCAATGATCTGGCCAAGTCGCAGGCCGACCTCAAGGCGTTCCGAGCCGCAAATCCCGAGCTTGACCAAGACAAAATCGCGAGTGTCGTGATCGAGAATTTGATCTACGACATCTACCGCGACGAAATCAAGGCGCTTGGGATGGATGAATCGCAGATCCCGACCAACCCAAAAGACCTCGCCGACTGGCACAGGTTCTACCGGGTCAGCGGGCACGAAGTCAGCAAAACGTCCGACATCCTGAACAAGGCGAAGGACAAGTTTGTGACGTATCGTGGCGGTCCGCCAACATCAAAACCCGCGCCGACGCCCAAGGGGCAGGCCCGCATTGCTGTCAATGTGGATCGAACCGAACGGCGGATGGCAATCCCGCTACAACCGACTCGCGCCGTCACCCCACGTCGAGACGAAGCTCCCGCCAAGACCCCCGAACAGTCGCGGAAGGAAGCTGTCGCAGAAATGAGGAGAGGTCGCGGTCAGCTCGTCTGAAGACGAGCATCACCGACGAGGACCACCAACCATGACTGGACAAGTCTGGGCAACTGCGACCGAGGGCGGATATCTCTACAGCGACGAGCTGTCGAAGACATTGCGCCGGCAGGTCCAGCCGCTCACCAAGTTCCGCCAGCTCTGCGACGCCGAGGACGGCACCGAAAAGGGCCTGAACCGAGGCGACGCCTTCCACTGGAACGTCTATTCCAACGTGGGAACGCAGGGCCGCCGCCTCTCTGAAAACCAGCCGATGCCAGAGACCGGGTTCACCATTCTCCAGCACTCGCTGACCGTCACCGAGGCCGGCAACAGCGTGCCGTACACCGGCAAGCTGACCTCTCTTGCCAAGCAGGAGGTCGTGTCGATCATCGACAAGACCCTCAAGGATGACGCCCGGAAGTATTTCGATATCGAGGCGTTCCTGCAATTCAATACCACGCCGCTGCGTTTCGCACCGACGTCGGGCAACTCGGCCACCGCGATCACGCTCGACACGGCCGGAACGTGCACCACCACCAACAACCTCGCGTTGGGCACGGGTCATGTCAAGGCGGCCGGCGACACCATGAAGATGCGCAACATCTCGCCGTACATCATGGATGACTACGTCACGATCGGCGAGGTGACCACCTTCCGCGGCATCAAGAACACGCTGGAGACGTTGCACCAGTACACCGAGACCGGCCTCGCCCACATCTTCAACGGCGAGATCGGGCGCTACGAGAGCTTCCGCTTCATCGAGCAGACGTTCATCCCGTCTGGCGGCGCTGCGGACAGCACCACCTTCGATCCCTGGAGCCGCACCGCGGACGCATGGAACAATGCCTTGTCTTCGTGGGCATTCTTCATGGGTGCCGACACCGTGACGGAGGCGGTTTGCATTCCCGAGGAAATCCGGGCCAAGATCCCCGGCGACTTCGGCCGCTCCCGCGGCATCGCCTGGTACTACCTGGGCGGCTTCGGTCTCGTTCACCCCGATGCGACGAACGCGCGCGTCATGAAGTGGGATAGCGCGGCCTGATCCGGCCGCACTGATTCATCTTCAACAGAAAGCGAGAGACGCAAAATGAGCTACGACAACGGCGTAACGGAAACCTACGTGTTTCCGTCTTCTGCGTTCGGGGCGACCACCGAATCGCGCAAGATCCTCGGGCCGAAGGGCAAGAAGGGTCTGGTGCGGGACATCCGGACGTACATCACCGCAGACATGGTAGGCACCACCACCGTTCCGGAGGTCAACGTCGGCACTGCCGCGTCCGATTCTGGCGCGATCGTGGCGGAATATGCCCGCCATCGGCTCGGTACCACCGCGATCCTTGGCAACACCGCGGCGGGCACGCCCTATCGGGCCCGCGCGCTGACCGCCACGGCGCAGAACAACACCGGCGGCATCCCGCCTGCGTTGAGCGACTTCACCGCGCATGTGCTACTTGAGACCGCCTATATCCCCGCCGATACGGCCTTCTTCATCAGCCGGATCAAGGGCGTGGGCGGCACCCCAGCCGGCACCGGCATCACCGAGGTCGACGTTCAGTGGTGGTGAGCCACTCGTGATCGGGAGCCGGGATGAGCCCGGCTCTCGCGTTTCAACCAAGCCAAAGGGGATCATCTCAATGGCTGGCTATCCCTACCAGGGGATCTATGATCCCTTCGGTTATCAGCGACGCAACCGGCTGGTGTCCGCTCCGATCATGAACCCGCTTCCGCCCAATGCAATGAAGGCGGATTGCGGGGACGCAGGTTTGGACGGCTACACCTGCCTTTCCCGCGCGAACCGCTACAACGGCGAGCGCCCTGACATCGGCGGCGAGGACGAGTTCCTTGGTCCGCGCATGGAGGACTGACGATATGGCATCTGGAAGCAAGACCAACGACGTGTTCACCGGAAACCCGGTGGGCGGATCGCCCGGCGAATCCACCGGCCTGAAGCGGACCAAGACCCCCGATGGCACCGATCTTGCGGCATATCCGCAGGACAACGTCCATGGCGTCAATCTGCCCAATACCAGGGGCGGGAGCATGGGCGGTTCGGTCACCAATCTCGCCCACTCGCTGACCGGCGCCAGCGCCGTGCAGCGTTCCCGTGGCAAGCCGGAAAGCTCGGGGATCTGATCCATCATGTCCGACACCACAACGAACGAGACCCAGGCGCCTCCCTCACAGGGGGCGCCGGCTGCTTATATGCAGCCTCCCAAGATCCGCATGGACCGCGCGCGCTCCTTCGCCACGATCCACGGCGATCGGCCGCCCGACGATCGCCACGCGCGCATCCACTTCCAGCAGGATGGCCTGTTCTTCGATGCCGGCGGCATCCTGATCCTCGATCACCCGGACTATCGTGAGGACACGCGGGAAGCCGCCGAGTTGCGCCGCAGGCTCGAGAAGAAGATTCGCCAGCATATGGCGAAGGCGTCAAAACAAGTTGCCGCTGCGCCGGCCGCGGTCGATCAGGAGGATGGCCACGCCCTCGACGCAGCCGGCGACGATGAGGATGATGACGAGGAAGAGGCGCAGGAGCCGATCAATCTCTCGTCATGGGTTCGAGGCGAACAGGCCGTCGAGTGGCAGGAGATCACCCAGGAGATCGCCCGCCGTTACAAGAAGCGCATCGCCTCAATCTCGGATGCAATCCCGTTCCTCGTGAAGGAAGGTGTCTGCCCGCCAAACGAGGTCGCCAAGAAGTTCAAGAAGTTCTTGGACTGACGTCGCCATGGCAATGACATACACATCGCTGCTCGCCCCGAAAGGGACCGCAGGCTCGATTCTGAATTGGGTTGGTTACAGCAAGATCGACAATGTAACCGCCCTCGAAGAAACGCAGTCCCTGCTTGTCAGCCTGCTTCGCGTGCGAGAAATGCGAACCGAATGGGTGTTCGGGATGAGCCCGGGCTCTTGTCGTGTGTCATTGCCGTTGCGGTTTCTTGATCCCATCGGCAAGGCATGGGACATCACCAACTCGATCAAACTCGGCCAGAAGATCGAAACGGAAGTCGAGGGCGCGAGGGCATACGACAGCTCTCTATCCGGAAGCTTCGGCAACGATCCGTTCACGACAACGGCCGGGTCATCCTCCGTGCTTGCCCATCTCGTCGCTCACAACCTGACCCAGGCGTCCACGGTTACGATCATAGGTGCCACCGTGGTCGATGGCGTGACGATGAATGGGACATTCGAGGTGCTCGACGTGGTCGACGTCGATAATGTCCATCTCAATATTGGGGATCAGGCCGGTACCGCTGGCGCGGTGGGCGGCGGTGCCGCGGCAACTTACACGGCGAACAAATTGATAACGTCGACGCCTTCGCGCTGGGCCGTCTGGGACGAGATGATGCAGTTCGATGCGGCATTCGAAATCGCGACGAGCTTCAAGCTCATGTATTTCCGCGCGCCGCCGCCGCTATCTGTGACGAATCCCACCAACTTCATCACCAGCCGGTATCCGAAACTCATGAGGGTAGCGACAAATTGCGCCGCTGCCGAGTTCATGAAGGACGACGAGGAGTATAACAAGGCGTTGACGGCGTTGACGGCGCTGGTGCAGTCGGTCAGCGCCGAGAACGATTTGATCTACCGAGGGGCAGAGTTCGGCACCGATACGCCGACACCGGGGGATTACTACTGATGACGGCTGACACCTACGACCCGATCATGGGTTTCATCATTCAGGGCACGGGCAACAACAACAATTCGTGGGGTGACACGTTCTCGAACGCGGCAACAAAGCCGATGGCACGCGCCATCGGAGGCGCAACAACGCATACCAATACGGGAGGCACGCTCGATCTTTCCGGTTCACCACCTCCAGCCGCACTGCGCCAGGATATCGACGCGATCCACTTCTTCAACGGAACGCTTACATCCGATCTGACTGTTGTCGTGCCCAACCTCTCGAAAAAATGGATCATCATCAACGGCACTTCCGCTGCGTTTAATCTTTATTGGAAGACGCCAACCGGAGTAGCAACGCAAATTCCGCAATCAACGTGGAAGTTTGTAATTTGTGACGGCAATGACAACGTGGTTCGATTGGATAGAGAGTTGATCGGATCATTCAGAGCATCCGGCAAAGCCGCTGCCGGCGCGGGCGAATTGGCCTGCAATGGCGCCTCTCTCTTGCGCGCATCATTTCCTGATCTGTTTACTGCGATTGGCACGACGTGGGGAGCGGTCGACGGTACACACTTTACCTTGCCAAACCTGACTAATACCGGGCGCTTCTTGCGCTCATCGAGCGGATCACTCACCGTCGGCACCTATCAGGCCAATCAGAACCTGGCACATACTCATACCATGACTGGAGCACCGAGCGTTGGAACGCTTGGGACTGACAGCCAAGGTGCACATGTTCATGCCGCAACTGACTCCGGCCACGGGCACCCTGGCAGCACTGTCCCCAATCAAGGAACCAACGGAAATAACGGGTTAACCACCGCGATCGGCGGTAACAATACCGCAGGATCGGCGGTTGGACTCTCGATCGCCACAGGCGTTGCCAATGTTACAATCGCTGGGGCTGGTGCACATACCCACAACATTACTGGCGCGCCAGGTGCAGGCTCTCTCGCAGCAGCCTCTGCCGGAGGAACTGAAGCGCGACCAGAGGCTGCCGTCGTGCTTATCTGCATCGTGTACTGATGTCCCAACTCGAAGAACTTCCGATCGATCCGCCACCTGGCGTCGTCAAGACGGACAGTTCTCGTGTGCTCGAAGGACGATGGATCGACACCATCAATTGTCGTTTCGTCGCCAAGAAGCCGCAAAAGATGCGGGGCTGGATCAAGGCATTTGCAGCAGCGACCATGGGCGTTCCGCGAACGCTCCACGCATGGCGAGATCGGTCGTTCAACGGTTTCATCGGTGTCGGAACCTACATCAAGCTCTATGTCTATGACCAGAACGGCCAGCAGAACGACATCACTCCGTACCGTGCGCAGGGGACGCTCGGAAACAATCCTCTTACCACGACCAATGGATCAGCCGTCATCACGGTCCATCACGTCGCGCACGGTCTCTCTCCGGGTGATCTGATTATCCTTGCCGGCAGTGCAGCGGTTGGTGGCATCACGCCTAATGTCAGCGAGGTGCCGGTCAATACGGTCGTTGATTCCGACAATTACACCTATGTCTTCACCGCTTCGGCCACATCTGGAGCAACCGGAGGGGGTGCCGCAGTCACCTTCAAATATGAAATCCCGGTCGGTGTCGAACTAGGAAGTTTCGGTTATGGCTGGGGCGTCGGCGGCTGGGGAATCGGGACATGGGGAACGGCGCGCAGTACGTCCACCGTTCAGATCGAGCCGCGCGTCTGGTCGGAAGACCATTTCGGTGTGATCCTGATCGCAGCCTACAATGGCGGATCGATCTATTCGTTTGACCCGACCCAAGCCCAGCCATGGCCGCGGGCAGTCTTGATTTCGGCCGATGCCGGCCTGCCCACCAACGTCCGTGCGATGTTCGTGACGCCAGAGCGCTTTATCATGGCGTTGTGCGATGGCATGCAGGTATTCTGGCCGAGCCAGGGAACGCTCGACGTCTGGACACCGACCGCGACCAATACGGCGAATATCCGCACCCTGACGGAAGGCACAAAGCTGGTAGCCGGTCGCTCGCTGGCTGAATTCGTGAGCCTCGTCTGGACCGATTCCGCAATCTACCGCTTCCAATACACGGGAGCGACCTACGTCTATGCCTCGTCGATGATCGCCAAGAATTGCGGGCTGATCTCGCCGAATGGTGCGGTCACCGCCAACGGCGTCGCCTACTGGATGGGTCATGATAATTTCTGGACGTATAATGGTGCAGTCACGCCGATTCCAAACGTCGAGGACATCCGGAAATGGCTGTTCGATCAGATCAGCATCAACATGGGCTACCAATGTACGGCGATCTTCAATCCCAAGAACGATGAAGTCTTCTTCTTCATCACGATCACAGGGCAGACTACGCCGACTATCGGCCTGATCTATTCGATCGATCAGCAATGCTGGGCACCGCTCTATTGGGGCCGTTCCGGTGGAAGCAACTTCACCCAAGGCGATACCTCTCCGTACATGGGAGATGCTTCCGGGTTCATCTATCAGCACGAGGAAGGGCTCGATGCCGATGGTGTCGCTCTGCCCTATTCTATGACGCTCTCGCCCTACGGCACGACCAAGGGCGGAAAGAGCAACTTTGAGGTTGAGTATCTCGTCAATGACTTTTTCGGTCAGATCGGCGATGTGACACAGACACTCACGTCATATGATCGCCTCAACGCATCGGCCGTGCTCGAAACGGAGACCGACACCATCGCCGTCACCGACAGCGAACCAGTCGACTGTAGGATCGCTGGTCGCTACATCGGCATGACGCTCAGTGGGTCATCGCTCGGGTGCTACGTGCGGCTTGGCCTACCTGTTGCATTCATCAGGCGGATCGGAGAACGCTCATGAGAAAGCTTTACGGACGGCCTTTCCCCGGGATTCCGCCGGCCATCGCCGCGATGTTCGTTGAGATCGTAACGGCTAGCCAGGACGGAGACATCATCGATATCGGAGCTGCCTACACCATCACCGGATCGTTCACACCGACAAGGAATCTCAATGTCACGTCGCCGACGGCCGCGAACATCGCCGCAGTTCTCGCAACCCTCATCTCCGACCTTAAAGCCGGTGGAGCAACCAAAACCACTTGAAGTCGATATTCCGGACTTCACCGTCAAGTTTGCCGAGACCGAACAGGACATGGTTGCCATCCATCGCTTCCTGCTTTGGGTGGCAAAGCCGGCGATGCAATGTCCCGTCAACGGAATCAAGAGCCTGGAAGAAGTGATCCGCGTCGTCCGCGACGAGGTCGCGATCATGGTCATGATCGGCGATGCGCTGGTCGGAACGATGGGCATCATCAACCCGGTTTGGTGGTACGGCGACGAGGGCTTTCTGACCGACCGCTGGCATTTCGTCCTGCCACAGTACGATGGCACGGCGATCTCGCAGGCGCTGTTGGACGAGGCCGTCAAGATCGCCAATGGCGCGGGCGTGAGATTCTATCACCAGGGCCGGCCGCGCCTCGCAAAAAACGGTGTCTATTATATGTGGCCCCGGATTTACGGCGGTGGATCAGATAAGACTTGATTTGACAGGAGGCTGCCATCTGCTTCGGCTCACAGACAACCGACACAAAAACCACGACGCCGACGGCGAACCCGGCTGTCGCGAATGCTGCGACCAGCAACCTCGACTTCGTCAAGAACCTGCAGGACAAAGGATTCACGCCCTATAGCGGCCAGCAGGTTGCCAACTTTTCACCGCAGCAGCAGGCATCCTTTGGCCTGACGGACGCGATTGCCGGCAATGGCACGGCGCCGCAGGCGACGTCGCTGATCAACCAGTATTCGAATGCGCCGGCCCAGAACGTCCAGGCCGACACGATCAGCAACAATATGTCGCCCTACATGAACCAGTACGTCGAACGGGCGCTGGCTCCGCAGTTGCGACAGATGGATATCTCGAACGCGGCAACCAACAACGCCACGAATGCCCAGGCGACGGGATCAGGCGCCTTCGGCGATGCCAGGACCGGGATCGAGCAATCCAACAACGCCTTCAATCAGAACGTCCAGCGCGAGGGCGTGATCGGCAATGCCTATAATCAGGCGTTCAACACCGCAATCGGCGCCGGCGCGCAGGACGTGTCGAATAAACTCTCCGCGGCGAACGCCAACGCTGGCTACAATGAAAGCGCGCTGGCGCGAGCGCTCGGCGGTTCCAGCGCGCTCCAAGGTCTCCAGAATCAGCAACTCGGCGTGGCTCAGGCCCAGAACACGATGGGCCAGCAGCAGACCGCCAAGAGCCAGGCCGACCTCACGGCGCAGTACAATCAGTGGCTAATGGCGCAGCAGTATCCGTTCCAGACCGCGCAGCTGATGAACGCGACTACGGGCACGGCGGCTGGCGCAATGCCGGCGAGTTCTACGACGACCGAAGAGAAGCCGGATAATTCAGGATTGGCGCTTCTTGGAACAGCGCTTGGGACGGCCACGAAATTCATCCCATCGGATCAGCGCCTCAAGGAAGATATCGATGAGGTTGGCAGCCTCCGCGATGGCACCCCTGTGTTCTCCTATCGCTACAAGGCCGATCCGTTCAAGCGTAAACAGATCGGGTTGATGGCGCAGGATGTGATGAAGCGGCGCCCCGACGCAATTCTAACTCTTGATGATCCCGGGGGAACGATGTTGGTCGATTATCAGGCCGCGACCGAAAATTCGCGGCTTCTTTCAATCGCCATTTAAGGAGCATGCGCGATGGGGCTGTTCGACTGGCTAAGCGATGCGATGGGCTCCGGTGCCAACCCGATGGGCGGAAGCTCCATGGGCAGCGTCGATCCGATGGGCAACGCCACTGGTGGCCAAACGCCGCTGGCTCCTCCTGCCGAACCGATGCCGCCCGCGCCGCCGCCCGTGATGCCGAAGCCGGCAGACACGGCCGCAGGGCCGGATCCGACCGCAGCCCCGCCTGTGGCTTCTCCTCCGGTGCCAATGCCGCAGCCGCGTCCGGCCGATGCCGGTGGACCGGGCGTGTCGCCGCCGCCCCCGCCTCCGGTGCCGCCGCCCAGCGGAGGCATGCCGGGCGCCCCGCCCGCCGGCCCGACCGGACCGCCGCTCTCAATCGCCCCGCCGATCGCGCCCGAGCAGCCCGGAGCACCGCAAGGCAACGCGATCAGTCGTGCACTTGGCCTTGATCCGAATCGAACCCGTTCAATATTCGGCGGGCTCGGGGCGGGACTGACTGCGGCTGGTAACAGCGCGGGCAAATCGCCATTCCAGGCGCTGAGCAGCGGCGCTGGTGCTGCCCTGGAGGGTAGCGAGAAGACCGAAGACAAGACCTACGACCAGAAGATCAAGTATCTGCAGGCAGCGGTCGCGGCGCAATCGGCCGGCGACAAGGCTGCCTACAACAAAAACTATGCCGCCTATCTCGTCGGCAAGCTCAAGGCTGATACCGACAAGGCGGCGAGCGACGGCGGCAGCGGCAAGAAGGGCGCGTGGAATAAGCCCGACAGCCAGAAGTTCATCG